GGTGAGGTAGATGCCTCATTTAGATACCTAGCAAAAAGGTGGGGTTGGAGCATCGGAAAAGTACAGCGATTTTTAATTTTGTTAAAAAAATGTTCCATGATTGAAGTAAAAACAGGTACAGGACAAAATCTTATAAGTGTTTGTAATTACGGAACTTATCAGATAGAGCAAAATCAAAACGATACACAAGTAGGTACAGCACCGATACAGGACCGATACGAAAACAAGAATGTAAAGAAAGAAAGAACTAATATATATAGTTTAGAATTTGATGAAATCTGGAAACTATACCCTGTTAAGAAAAACAAACACATATCTTTCCTTAAATACAAAAAAGCCTTAAAAGATAAATCACACCAAGAACTTATTATTATTCTACAAACACATATTAGTACATGGGTTGGTAAGGAAAAGCAGTATTTACCACACTTATCAACATGGTTAAACCAAAAAAGATATTTAGATGAGATTATAAAAGATGACAACAAACCTGTTAAACAACAGACTAAGAAGAAATATATCTGTGATGGCTGTGATACTGATAAGGTGGTAGATAATGAATTAAGTGGTAGTGATTTGTTTTGCAGCTGTGGTGGTGAGTTTCTCCAGGAATGGGAGTATAGGCATAGAAAAGGCATTATTAAACCTAGACCTACACAAACAGAGCAACAGAAAGATTTTGATAACTTAACCAAAATGATAGCGGAAGGATTTGAGGCATGAATTTATTTAAAGACCAAATAATGATAAGTGATAGAATCGCAGGACAAAAGAAACGTAATCCAATTAAAAAATCAGACAGTAAACTATTTGTATGTCCTAAGTGTATGAATGTCTGGGAAGTTATAAGAAAAACAAATGGAACATCTAGATTAGTAAGCTATACCCATATACCTAGATATGGAAAAAGTAAAGAAGTGTGCAGGAAGTGTAAATGATCATTATAAATCTATATGAAATCATTATCAATTTATTAGCGTTAGGGTTGGCATTAGTATTAATACCTCTGGGGATATTTTTATGGGTATGTATAACAGCTTTTTTTTATAAAACGATTAAAAACTATTTAAGACAAAAATGATAATATCTATAACTACCTTCTATAAAAGGGTGCAGATATGCAAAAAGAGGGTTTTTAAGGTATTTTAGAGTGAAATATAGAGGAGAAGGGTGTTACATAAATACTTGATTTTATTAGGTTTAAAATTATTTTAAATTATTTTTAATATGTTTTGCAATTTTTGGAATAATTAAAGCATAAATGAGAAATCAAATTATAAGAATATATCATGTGGATATGCCTAGTGATTTAAAAGGGAGATGGTTTGCAAGTAGGTCTGATGCTATTTTTTTCGCACAGCTTTTATATAACACAAAACATATATCTATGAATCATCCACCACTATGGGAGCATATTATAGATTTAAATGCTATAGCAATTTGTGAATTTTTAAATAAACAGGATATGTAAAATGAAAATAATAGATAATAATAAAGATAAGTTATTAAAAGAGTGCCTTACGTTTTTATCAGAATTAGGACATTTTAAACTAACAGATTTAAAGAAAGTAGATGAATTAACTACTAAAATAAAAGAATTGGTGTAAAAGCCAATATGTCTCTTTTTGACATTAAGGATAATCTATAATTAGTTGGTTTTTTTTTATCAAAAAGAGGTTGACATATAAAGGCAGTAAATAGATTGGCGTTTGTTTACTGCCAAACCTTTTCCACAACCAAAGGTAATCAATGAACAAAATAGAACCATGCGAAATGTGTGGTAGATATGATGGAGATATGAAAGAGAAATGGCAGGTAAGAGAATTAGAGGTAGATAAAATGAATCTCTTACTAGCAGGTATCTTATTCACCCAGAGTGCTACACATAGACAAATAGAACTATTTATGTCTAAATACTATATAGGTAGAGAATCCTATTCAGACATAGGTAGAGATTTCGGCATTAGTAAGCAAACAGTAGCAGAAACAATAGATAGATCATGTGAAATAATAACTAACATTATTAATAAATTAACTACCTGACGATTTTAGCCTATTTTAAAGGCTAGAACCTGACGTTTAAAAACTTTTTTATATTTTTTAACTCTAGCAATAATAGAGTTTATAGTAACCCCCTACTTTAAAACACCTCAAAAACACCCTAAAACTACCTGACTTTTACTACTATATATAGAGGCTCTTAGTGTGCCTCACTCGCTATTAAGTAATTGAATAAGACACTTTTGGTGCAAGAGGGCGATAGACAGGAAACGCTAATTATACAGTTGTAGCTACAGCTTTTTAAATATGGATGATAATGGAGTCACATTAAATGTTGAATTAGTAGGGATCAAGAATCTAAAGACCACTCATAATTGGAGATTAGAGTTTGATGTTTACGAAATAGACTCAGATAATGTGAAAAATATAATGGATAAGCTAAATAAATCCTTAGTAATGGCATTGGTAGAGTATGAGTAAAGAAATGGAGGTTAAAAGGAGGGCAAACGGACAATTTAAAGAGTCTGGCAATCCTAAAACTCAATTTAAAAAGGGCGATGTACCTAATCCTAATGGTAGGAGAGGTGCTTTAGCTGATATAATCAATGATGTATTTGAAGAAGTAGAGCCAGATGGCAAGTCCAAAAAAGAAAGCATGATAAGGAAAGTTTATCGCATGGCTATGAATGGCAGTTTAGGGGCAGTTAATTACCTAAGTGATAGGGGCGAGGGTAAGGTCAAAGAAATACAAGAGATCACTCACAAGGACACCCTAATCATTGAGTGAGTCAATTCAGAATACAAAAAAAGAATTTTCTCCCACATCAATTACAATGGTGGGATTTACAAACATTTTACAAGGTTCTAATCGGGGGGTATGGAAGTGGAAAGACTTATATAGGAGCATTACGTTCAATCTATCTGAGTTATTTGAATCAACCCCATGCAGGGATGTATGTGAGTCCTTCGCATGGACTTTCACAGAGAACCATAGTAGTAACATTAAAAGATGTACTTAATCGTTCTGGATTAAACTATACATACAACCAAATGAAAGGCGAGTTCCATATCCATAATTGGGATGGTCGTATTTGGTTAGGTTCTGGAGATAAACCAGATAGTCTTAAAGGTTCAAATTTATCGTGGGCAGGTATAGATGAGCCATTCATACAAAAAAAGGAAGTATTTGACCAAATGATAGCAAGGGTAAGACACCCAGAGGCAAATCACTTAGAAGTGTTTTTAACAGGTACACCAGAACAACTTAATTGGGGTTATGAACTTACTAATCGTACTGATATTGATGTCGGTATTGTATATGGTTCAACCTTAGATAACACACACCTACCAGAAGAATATAAACAAAACTTATTATCAGCCTATTCAGAGGATGAAATAAAAGCCTATGTACATGGGCAATTCATCAACCTAACACAAGGCAGAGTATATAAAGACTTTGATAGAACTAAACATATTGCAAAGAGAACTGATTTGGATCATTTACCTGTTATTATATGCCAAGACTATAATGTGGACTATGCTAGTGCATTAGCTGTAAGAATGGGGAATGGATGGATTCATGCCTTTAAAGAATATCGCATGAGTAATGCTAATACTTACGATATGGCTGAGTTAATTAAAAAAGACTTTCCTAATGTGACAGTTATATCAGATGCGTCTGGAAATGCTCGTAAGAGTTCAGCAGTATCTTCTGATCACGACATCATGCGTTCACATGGATTTAATCTAAGATCACCAAGAAAGAACCCTGCTGTTAGAGATAGGGTTGCTAGTGTAAATAAGTTAATGAGGGAAGGAAACTTTAGTATAGAGGGGTGTCCCAATCTAGTGATGGATTTAGAGCAGAATGTTTGGAGGCTTGGAGATATAGATAAGCGTGATCCTAAACAGACACATCTTAGTGACTCTTTAGGCTATCTATGTAACTACTACTTTCCTTTACGCACTAAAAAGGTTGTCAGTAAAGAATGGTAGAGTTCTTATTAGGTGTTGTAGTGGGAATCATTACCATGTTTGCCTTCTTGAATTGGTATGGTAAGAAATTAGAATTAAGAGATAAAGAGAAAATAGGGGAAGTAATACACGAATTTGTAGAGGCAAATGAATATGCTATATCCTAAAGGTTTATAAATGGAATTTCACGATAAGATAATGTTACCCGATCTAGGCAGAGAGGCAGTAATGACCTCTGTCCGCAATGCTGAAGATCAAATGGCAAGAAAAGAAGTAGCTGAAAAAGAAACAGCTTTAGACTTCTATTACAATAGAAATTTAGATACTCATATACATCAATGGTTTGGTGGTTCTACACTTGAACAAGTACCCCCTTTTGGAATGAGGATTGTACCTCGTTTTGCTCGTAGTAGAATGATGCTATATAAAAACCCACCTAAAAGATTAATCAATGGATCAGAAGAAGTATCAGAAGATTACTTATCACAAGCACATCATTTAGATTCTAAAATAAGAGAGTTTAGTGAGATAGGTTGGCTATTAGGTAAGTGTCATTTTAGAAGTAAGTATAATGAAAAGAAACAACGATTAGAATATGACATACTTCCACATGTTAAAGAATATTATTTAAATAATGGAGAAACTGATCCTTATGGTGTTAGTTATGAAATAGGTAAGGACTCTGGTGGGAATAGGCAGTTTGTATTCTGGTCTGAGACAAGAGATGGTGAGCAGGGTATGCACTTCATTTTTACAATGAATGGTAAGGTAAGACCTGTAGGTGACAATCTTGATATGATTAATCCTTATGACACCTTACCAATCTCTAAAATACAATTTCAATCTGATTCAATGGATGTTGCTAGGGCAGGTTTACAAGTAAGTATAGCCATGACTGAAGTGGCATTAGCTACCAGATTTGCACTTGGTCAGCCTGTTATCACAGGAATAGATACAGAGATACCCAATCTCAAAGGTGGAATAGAAAAAGTCTTGGTATTACCAGAAGGTGGTTCTTTTAACTACATATCTCCCAACTCTGGCTCAATAAGGGATATGATAGAGTCAGTTAAAATGATGGTTAATCAAGTGGGGCAAAATCATTCACTATCTATTAGATGGGGTGAAGGTGGTACACCTCCAAGTGGTGAGGCATTAAAGATTCTATCAATGGAAAACCTAGAATCAAGAGAGTCCGATATTCCTTTATTTAGGGAATGGGAACATAGCAGATATGAAATAGACAGGACTATTCTACAGGTACATCAAGGTAAGAACTTATCTGAATCTTATGCAGTTGATTTTGAAGAGGCAGGATTCCCAACTACATGGACAGAAGAAAAAGATAGATTGCAGTTTATGATGGACAACAACCTTATTAGTCGCAAAGAATTAATTAGATATTTTAATAAAGATATTTTAGAAGAAGAGTTGGAAAAGAAAATGGGTGAACTTCAAGAAGAAGAACAGCCAGAGCAACAAACCAACCCATTGCTAACAGCATTACAAAATGGCTAACGCACCAGACCAATTTGCCAAAGCAATCGAAAGAGTCCAGAGAGAACTCGTTGCACAGGTCTTTGATCTTAAAGGGCAGGGATTAAGTAAGGATGAAATACTCTTAGTGTTACAGTCATTAGACATGGAAGATATTATCTTAAATAAACTCAATCTACAGACAGACATAGATAGGTTGATGCTAGAGTATCAATCTGTTCTTAGGGGTATGGAGATGACAGGTGCAGTAACAGGTGAGGCTTTAAATGCCTTAGTGCAGATAGATAGAACTGCTTTTATGAAACAAGCAGGGATAATGGGGGAAACTATTAAAAAAGAAGTCGCAAGGGGGATATTAGCCAATGCTACTGAGAAACAAATAGCTGAAGGCATTTTAAAGGGTGCAGGTGGTGTTCTAAGAGCAGATCAAGCACAAACCCTAGCCAATACAGCACTCAATACATTTGAGAGGAATGTAACAGTTCAGATGGCAGAGTTTGATCCTAAAGATGCTAAGTATGTATATCTAGGTGTTATAGATGATAAGACCAGAGATGTCTGTCTAGAGATGGCAAGTGCAGGAGCATTAACAAGAGATGAGATAGAATCATCTTATTCTGGTGCATTTAGTGATGGTGGTGGGTTTAATTGTAGGCATAGATGGGCAAGGCAAACTTCCAACTCATCTAAACTTATCAACCCATCTAAAGCAAAAGATTTTATAGGAAGTAAAAAGAATTTTAGACCTGTAACAGCAAGAGGTGAGGCAGTTGGGTAATCTAGCAAAGATACCAGAGTTTGATAGAGCATTTTGGAAACATATTGGTGATGAAATATGTGATGAGATCAGAGTGCAGACACAGGTCAATAGTAAGGATGTCCATAATAAAAATTTTAAAGCATATAGTAGGGGATATGCAGAGCGTAAGCCGAAAATCAGAAGGGGTAGTGGTGGTGGTAGTAAGGTCAATCTCACATTAACAGGGGATATGATGAGAAACTTACAGACCAGAGGATTTAGCAAGGATAGTGTGACTATAGGGTGGAATGGTGTAGATGCTCAGAAGGTACAGTATAATGAAGATATGGGTAGAGCAGTCACTACTAAATCCAGACCATTATCTAAAGGCTCATTAAGACTTATTCAAGTTGAGACAAATAAAAGAATTAAAAGAAATGCAGACAAAGAAACTGCAAAGCCTATCACATTCACAATAGGCAAATAATTTTACTAACTCAATCAAGAGGTTAAAATGGAAAACGAAACAGTCCAAGAAGTCCAAGACGTTAAAGAGGACACCACTTCTGCTAGTGAAGAAAAGCAGGTCGTAAACTCAGTACCTTATGCACGATTT